CTGAAGAACAGGTTGAAGTTGTAGAAGCTATGTCAGCAAAGATTGACGAACTAGAAAGTCGCCTAAACGACGTTCTAGGCGAAAAGGCAGAACTAGAGGATTATGTAGAATCTGCTGAAAAAGATAAGACCCTAGCTAAGATGTGTGAAGGTCTAACCCTCGTAGAATCTGAAAAGCTACGTGAACTTTCAACAAATATTGATGCTGAAGACCTAGAAACCTTTGAAAAGAAGGTATCTGTCCTAAAAGAATCAAACTTTGTTAAAAAGACAGCAAAGAAAGAAGCTCTAAACGAAGCCCTAGAAGGCGACGTTTCTAGCGCAAAGCCAGAAGAAACTGAAGAAAAGAAGGAAGTCGAATTGGCACCTTCAATGAAGAAGTATTCTGCTGCCCTTTCTCGAAGCCTATATCGTGTGTAAACGATAGAGAAATATAAATAAAACAAGAACCCGACTAGATAAGAATCAGGGAGTTTAAAAATATGATTAATATGCAAGAATCTTTGACAACTAAGGTAGTGAAGAAGTGGTCACCACTTCTAGAGCACGATGACCTTCCAAAGATTAAGGACCCACAGCGCCGTCGTGTTACTGCATGGATGCTGGAAAACACAGAGCAAGCTCTAGGTCAATATCGTGATCACTCACAGTTCATGCTTTCAGAAGCTGGCCCAACCAACGCTATGGGTTCTTCAGACAGCACACACGGTGACGGCAACATCGACACATTCGACCCAGTTCTTATCTCTCTAGTTCGTCGTGCAATGCCTAACCTGATTGCATACGACCTTTGCGGCGTTCAGCAGATGACTGGTCCAACCGGACTAGTTTTCGCAATGCGTTCACGTTACACCTCACAAACTGGTGGTGAAGCATTCTATAACGAAGCAAACACTGGTCAGTCAGCACGTGGTGGTTCAAACACCTCTGCAACAAACGCTGGTTACTCAGCAGCTAACACTGTTGGTGGTCAGTCTCTAAACGTTGATCAGTCAGCATCAATCACTGGTGTTCCAGGCAACTCAAACAACGTTAACGCAAACACCTACAACATGGCAGGTGGTTTCAACCGTACCACACTTGAAGGTCTTGGTTCAAACACCACTGCATTGTTCCCAGAAATGGCGTTCTCAATTGAAAAGGTGCAGGTAACTGCTCTTTCACGTGCTCTAAAGGCAGAGTACTCAATGGAACTAGCACAAGACCTAAAGGCAATCCACGGTCTTGACGCTGAAACCGAATTGAGCAACATCCTTTCAACCGAAATCCTTGCAGAAATCAACCGTGAAATCGTTCGTACCATTAACATCGTAGCTGTTGCTGGCGCTCAGACAGACACAACTACAGCAGGTATCTTCGACCTAGACGTTGACTCAAACGGTCGTTGGTTGGTTGAAAAGTTCAAGGGTCTTCACTTCCAACTAGAACGTGAAGCAAACCAGATTGCAAAGCAGACCCGTCGTGGTCGTGGTAACGTTGTTCTATGTTCTTCGGACGTAGCATCAGCGCTAACCGAAACCGGCAAGCTTGACTATGCAACAGCACTAAGCGGAAATGACCTACAGGTTGATGACACCGGCAACACTTTCGTTGGTGTTCTAAACAAGAAGTACAAGGTATACATCGACCCATACGCAATCGGCGGTGACTACCTAACTGTTGGTTACAAGGGCGCAAACTTTGCAGACGCTGGTCTGTTCTATTGCCCTTACGTTCCTCTACAGATGGTTCGTGCAGTTGATCCAAACACGTTCCAACCAAAAATTGGCTTCAAGACTCGTTACGGAATGGTTGCAAACCCATTCGCAGAAGGTCTAACCCAAGGTCTTGGTCGTCTACTACAGGACAGCAACGTTTACTATCGTCGCGTTATTGTTCAACACATTGGCTAATAGATTAAGATTAGCCCTGTTCCCGAGCATAAAAGGAGCGCCAAAAGCGCTCCTTTTTCTTACTAAATAATAGCATGTATAATGAATATGATGCGGACCTTCTTTATGCCATGGCTAAAGAATTTTATGTAAATAATAAGATAGATAAAGCCTTCAATCTTATTTCACAATCTCTTAAAATAGACCCCCATTTCTATCCTGCATTAACTCTCAAAGGAGAGATACTAGCAGCACAAGGAGACATCACTACAGGGCTTCCTTTAGCTGAATGTTGGCGTTATGATTATGGAGCCGATATATATGCAGAAGAATTAAGCCTTCGCTGGTATGGCAATCCTACAGACAACTTGGTTCTCATCCGTGGTGACCAAGGTCATGGTGATACTTTGTTGTTTTTGCGTTACATGCCTATGGTTCAAGAACGTTGCACTAAATTGATGATTATGGTTCAAAACAATCTTGAAAGGTTAGTAGCCCAATCCTTTCCCGGATTGCTTTTTACCCCCTATGACCAACGTGATAAGGAATTTGTGGTGGTATGTTCTAAAGCAGATTTTCCATTAATGCGGCATACTCCTGTAGCTTGTTTACCTACTATCTTTGGGTCTACAATTGAAACACTTCCAGGAGTTCCTTATCTCAAAGCTGATAAAACCACAAATGGCGGTGTAGGGTTCTGTTGGTACAGTGGCAGGAATTTTTTTCAAAATGTGATACAAAATGAGCGCTTTATTATTTCGATGCGCAACAAATCAATTCCTCATTGTTTATTAAAACCACTTATCGAAAAGACCAACGGCATCAGCCTTCAACATGAAGATTTGAAAACCAAAGACTTTGCAGAAACAGCAGCAATTTTAAATGGTCTAGATTTGATTATAACAGTTGATACATCCATTGCAAATTTAGCTTGTGCGTTGGGGAAAAAGACGTGGGTATTATTAATGAAAGGATGTGATTGGCGTTGGGGACATAAAGGAGATAGCACTCCTTGGTACCCAACGGCTAGGTTGTTTCGTCAGAAGACCAAAGGAGATTGGTTTCCGGTTATCAAAGAACTCGAAAAAGCCCTAAAGCAGGAAGGGTTTAGCTAAATAAAATATCGTTAATTCTAGTGGAGTACTAGATGTGTACTTGCTGCGTACTTGCGGGACACATATAGAGTTTATCTCCGAGTGTGGAAAGAGCGTAGCCCTTATACTCACACTGCTAACTCTACTTGTGTTTCATGATACAGCTACAGTTAGAGATATTTTAATTATCTCAATTATTATCAATATATGTGCGAGCCTCATGAAAGCGTGGACCCGCCGACCAGCTAATGGTCGTTCTACTGAACGAACATCAACACAAACTTAATAAATGCCTCGACGGCTAGTAAGCCAAGAGCCGCAAGAGCAACAACCAAGCATATCCGAGTAAATAGCATTTTAGCCTCCTTCAAGTTGACTTTTTTGACTTGGGTTTGTTTGCTAAACTAACAAAAGCTTCAAAAGCACATTTTTTATGATATTTTTTTCCGCGATACCACCAAAATCCTTTTTTCAAAGGATAATTACACCACTTACATTCACCATATTTTAAACGAGTCATGACATTAATTCGTTCAGAACCTTCACAAACTCTGGAGGAAGTTTGACGTTTTCTGGCATATCAGTAAACATAGGTGCCATGTCTTCCGGGGTATATCCCGCAAACCCACAGCCGATTGCCACAACGTTAAATTCCATTTCAGGGTGGTCAATGGCAAACTGACGAAACTCAACCACATATGTCTCAATTTTATCAAGAGACATCACCCGCATGTACTTGTTCTTGGTAGGGATGGCATAACTGTTTCCCTGTAGACCTTCCCCCTGCCCAAGGATAGCACCATGTTCTTCGAGTGCAGCCAAGGCACTCCCAGCCCCATGACGACCCAGTAGATTACTTCCAAACACAAAGATTGATTGACGTGTCATATCAAACTCCCAATTTTTCCAATGTTAATCTCCCCTTCATTATCCGATGCTTAATTGCCTGTTCTGAGGTGCGCAGTGTTTTTGCTACAGTGCGATAATCATCACCGGATACAGCAGCTTCAATCATCGCTTGCACTTGTTCATGAATTTTAGGATTCTGTCCTCTTCGCCTTTTGTACTTGGCAAGCTTCAGCACATCTTTGAGCATTAAGGATTCTATTTGATTGGGCTTAGTATAGATTTTGGCTAGTTTCCTGCCAACACCATCACCACGCTTATGTTCAATTCCTACATAATCCTCATAGGAGGCTTCATCAATCGCAATTTCGCGGCTCTCTTTACGGGATTCGTGAATACGAACTGAACGCATGATGGTGCAGCACCATGCAAACAGATTGGTTCCACGCTCGAATTGTGCCTCATATTCCATGGCACGAAGAATAGTAGATTGTACTAAATCTTCCGCCCTTGTGCGGTTCAGTCCTGTCAAGGTCAAAGCATATCGATTCAAGCGAGGATACAGGTCAGCAATATCCTTATCGATATCATTCTT